ATAAATATTCATGATTACTCAAATAGAGTAATCAAAAGTATTTATTTACTGAATACAAGTTCTAGTCTTTCGTTGTATTCTTCTTTTTCTTTTTCATATTCTTTACTATTTTTTAAAATATGAAGAGCGTTTTTAATATCTAGTAAAAGTAAATCTTGCTTTTCTCTACCGATATAAAGGTAATCTTCTCTGTGTTTCTCGACTAAATGTCGAAGAAAGTGAAGTTGATCAACGTTTAAATAAAGTTTTGTTTCTGCTTTTTCCATTGTTTGCTCTCTTTCTGAATATTGATAAATATTCATGATTACCCAATAACGAGTAATCAAAAGTATTTATGCTGACTGTTCAGCTTGTTTTTTAGAGGCAAGATAAAGTCTGTTGATAAGAATGTCTTTCCACTTACTGTGTAATTTATGTTGTAAGTCAAAAGCTTCTATTTCCCAAGGTCTTTGTTTATAAGGAATTCTTCTCTTTGGACCTAGTTCCTTACCTTCCCAACGTGTGTGAAGTTCGTTATCAGATTTCCACCAACGTTGTTGATATTGCTTTGTAGCAATTTGTTTAACATGCACTAATTCGTGCGCCAAAGTTTTGAAAATATCAGCAGTATGATCGATTATGATCTTGTGATTTTTTTCAGGGCTAGAACCTTTTGCGTTGGCTAAGTGAACACCTTGGCAATTATCTCCCCACTTTTTTTTGACTGTGGTCTTTCTTACGTGAATTTTGATCTTCAAAGTGTTTTGAAGTCTTTTAGATACTAACTCACTAAGAAACAAGTTTGTTGCTTCTGTAAGATCGTCAACTAATTCCTGATCTCTCTCATTTCTTGGTAGAGATATTTCTAGTTTTTTCATTGTTTGCTCTCTTTCTGAACGCTTTATGCATTCATGATAAGGCTAACTTAGTAGCCCTATCAAAAATACATAATTTGAATTCTGTTTGACTGTTTCCTTATCGGTGTCACCGATTGAGCTCATTGCTCTGAAGACTTGCTCTCAGCGTCTCAAGATAAGGTTTGGAAGCTTAGCCTGATTGGTTCGAGTTATCTACGCACTGAGGGGCAAGTATGTAGCGCCCAACCTCAGCAACCCACCGAGTCCGAAGACCCAAGAAACTTAATTCTTTGAGTGTTTTAGCACCTTAGACCCGATGGCTAAAATATCGTCAGCATTCCCCAAAGTGGTAACTGGCTTATTGTCTTCTAGCGCGGTTTCTAAAGTATGGTTTGTTGTCATCTAAGTAAGACCTTACACTAATTTATGATAATACCTAATAAAAAAAGATAAATAATTGATAAAAAATGAAAAAAAATTAGAAAAAAGTCGAAGTTATCCACAGGCATTTTTTTGCGTTTTAAGAGCGTTTTAAAAAGGTCCGTGTATGTTTTTATTAGATAATTTATCATATGCTCTAGGGCTCTTAAAATAGCTTTAAAGACTCAATTCTTTAAGGTGAATATTGTTCGATATATCGAATGTAGTGCTAAAGTGAACAAAGTATGAACGTTTCAGGGTTTGAGGGTCGTGAGGCGTGGATCGTGGAGCGCGGACAGTACTAGAGGTTTTTTGAAAAAATAAAAAAAAAATAAAAAAATATTTTAAAACAAGTGTGATAGTGTCCGCTTATGTGTTTTAGCTTTAATTAGGTGGGTTTTACCTATCACACTACTCATTTTTAGAAGTGTGCATAGTGTCCGCTTGTTTATTGAAAAATAAGGCTTTTTTATACCCTCTAGGTAATTAGATACTTTTTCCAAATTGATTATTTTAAAAGAAGTTGTCAGAAAATCTCTAGTACCATAATTGTAAATCGTTAAATTTTCTCTATTGTGTAACGGTGTATTTTTAAATGAGTGCAGAAAAAAACTTATATAAAATGGTGAAGGATAAACTACCTGAATTTAATCCAATTAGGATTGAAACAACTACAATAAACGGTTTTCCTGATTTGATATTGTTCAATAAAAAGAAACGTGTTTTGTTTATCGAATGTAAGGTTTGTGAACGTTCTAGATTGTTACAGAGCCTGAGACCTCATCAAAAAGCTTTTCATCATAAATACAAACAGATTATGAACGGACTATTTATCTTGCAACGCTCCCTCAAAGAGAGAGCGTTTTTTCTGTATAGGTCCACGGATATCGACTTTCTTGCAGAAAATGGCGAGTTTCCACCACTTTGCACAGTTCAAGTGGGACAACCATGGTCCACGATCAGCGAAATTTTGCATGAGTACCACTAAATATAGACATACCAATTCGCGAGACGCGAAAAACGTTGATAAATATAGCGTTTGGGTGGCTGATAACATATATTATGCAACAATAGGGCCTTGGTACTTAGGGCCAACGGTCCGAGGTTCGCGGAGATCGAGCACCGACCCCCAAAAATTTGGCCCCGGTCCGCATGACGTTGGCCTTGTCCTGGCAACATACACACACTATAGGGGTGAAATATGCACATAGACTATAAAAACTTAGATGCGAACCAATTAAAGGCGATGGTATTGCTTAGAAAGCGTATTGAACAAGAACATGCACGTGGAAACTTCATGAGATTTGTCAAAGCAGTGTGGCCTGAGTTCGTTGAAGGCAATCATCACATCAAAATCGCGCAACAATTTCAAAAATTTCTGACAGGGAAGAACCAAAGGCTAATTGTCAACATGCCCCCACGTCATACAAAAAGTGAGTTCGCCTCATTTTTATTCCCGGCATGGATGATGGGGCAAAATCCGAGACTCAAGATCATTCAAGCGACTCACACTGGTGAATTAGCGATAAGATTTGGTCGTAAAGTAAGAAACTTGATGAATACCAAAGAATACAAAGGAATATTTCCCAATGTTAACCTTAGAACTGATAACCAAGCGGCGGGAAGATGGGAAACTAACCTAGGAGGCGAGTATTACGCGGCAGGTGTGGGTGGTGCCATCACAGGTCGTGGTGCTGACCTACTAATCATTGATGATCCACATAGTGAACAAGATGCTTTGTCTGAAAATGCGATGGATAACGCCTATGAGTGGTATACATCTGGTCCTCGACAGCGTATGCAACCAGGGGGAAGTATTGTAATCGTGATGACTCGATGGTCTGACAAGGATCTGACTGGTCAATTGATCAAAAAGATGGGTGATATCAAAGCTGACAAATGGGACATCATAGAATTCCCGGCAATTTTAGATGACGATGACGAAGAAAAGCGTATACCTATTTGGCCTCAGTATTGGAAGCTTAATGAACTAGATAAAGTGAAAGCTTCTCTTGTTCCTACCAAGTGGAGCGCTCAGTGGCAACAAAATCCAACACACGATGGCACGAGTATCGTGAAACGCGAATGGTGGAACATTTGGGAGAAGGAAGACCCACCACTTTGTTCTTATAAAATTCAAAGTTATGATACTGCATTTTCCAAAAAGGAGTCTGCTGACTATTCAGCTATTACAACTTGGGGTGTCTTTCATCCTGATGAAGGACCTGAAACACATTTGATCTTATTGAACGCAAGAAAAGGGCGTTGGGACTTTCCTGAGCTAAAACAAGTAGCAAAAGAAGAACTTCAACTCTATCAACCTGATAGTGTCATCATTGAAGCTAAGGCATCAGGGACACCCTTGATACAGGAGCTTCGGCGATTCGGAGTATACGCGACAGCTTTCTCTCCCAACAGAGGGCAAGACAAACACGTACGATTAAATTCTGTTTCTCCTATTTTTGAAGCTGGTCATGTTTGGCGACCTGACACAGAATGGGCTGAAGATGTCCAAGAAGAGATAGCATCATTTCCTTATGGAGAGCATGATGATTTAGTTGACGCAACAACACTAGCCTTGTTAAGATACAGACAAGGTAGCTTTGTCTCTTTGCATGATGATGAAGATGACATGGAACCGAGGAGTAAACGTAAATATGAGTACTACTAAAAAATTAATTAATCCTGAAGATAGGAGATTGAAACAGAAACTAACACCGAAACAGATGATTTTTGTTTATGAATACGTACACAAAGTTTTACTCGGAGAATGTTCCGCTGCCGAAGCGGCGCGCAGAGCTGGCTATTCTCAGAATAGAGCTAGACAAACAGCCACTGATTTATTAAACCCTAATCATAATCCTTTCGTAGTAGAGGCCATTCATGAGATGAAACAAGATCTTCATCAAATGTATGGAGTATCGACAGCGTCTCATTTGGCCTCTTTAAAACAGATCAGAGAAGAAGCGCGAGAACATAAACACTATTCGGCGGCCGTGGCTGCTGAAGTCAACAGAGGTAAGGTTGCTGGTTTTTACGATAACAAAGTTCAAACGGACACGCCTTTAGAAAATATGAATAAGGATGAACTTATTAAAGTCTTAGAGAATTACGACAAGAATGGTATAACTCATGATACCAAATTAATTATTGACGATGATAAAGAAGCCATGACTCGTGGCCCGTTGATCGTGGAAGGAGATTAATGATACAACAGTTACTAATGAGAGCAAGTCCCACGGTCCTCGGATCGTTGCTCGTGGGTGCTGTGGGATCACAACAAGCTAGTCAGATTCAAAAAGAATTAGCTCTCGGTAATATAACTTTAGATGATGTAGCTAATTTTATTACAAATTTAGCGGCGTCACCTTCGGTGACAGCATTAAAAGATTTAGAGAAGTCTAATCAAATTCCACCGAAAAAGGATGACGACAAAACTCCGACTCCTCCTGAACCTGATCCATTAGACTTGCTGAACCTTATAAATACTGATAGAAAGAAAGAAGATGAAACAAAGCCTATTACAACTAGCCAAAGCGAAGAGACTAAAGAATCAGTCTCGTCCAACCTCGAGTCGCAAACCACGGACCGTGGATCAGACATACAGCAATCTAACCAAGGAAGAGAAACAACGGTTAGTGGCGAGCTACCTCTAGTCAAAGCTTCTCAAGAACAAGGTGTTACTTTTTTTTCTGATATCTTAGGTGGGGAATTATATGTCCCTAAAGAAAGTTATAAACAGTTGTTGGATACTTCTGATGCTTTAGAGGCAACAGAAATATTTGATGAAAAGAGAATAGGCAATTTTGAAAATCACATTTACACGAGCATACCAGTTTTTAAGGAGGCTCAAATAGCAACTGCTGAGGCAATATCTAAGACTCTTCCTAAAGGAGGAACTATTATTGATATTGGAGGAACCGAAGGTGGTTTTGTTAATACAATAGCAGAGCTTAATCCTAGTATTGAAGGTATCGTTTTAGACCCTAATCCCAAGGCTGAAGAATCTTTTTTACAACAAAAATTACCCAACACAGAATTTATTCTTGAAGCGTTTACAACTAATCCTGAAGAGTTCGGTAAATACGCTTTTACAGAAAAAGGAGTTGATGTAGATTATTTTGATCCTAAAGATATCCCAGATAATTCTGTTGATGCTTTTTCGGAGAAAATGGTATTTCAATTTATTGATAACGAGAGAGCTTCTAAAATTAAATTGATTGCTGACAAACTAACAGATACTGGCTTTGCTGTCTTTGAAGAAAAATTTTTTACATCGAAACAAGATCCTGTGTGGAATGCCAATGAGGCGAAGAAGAATGAATTTAAGTCTCAGTATTATGATCCTGAACAAATGACTGAAAAAGAAGAGATTGTTTTAACAGGTATGAATGAGAGACAAGTGACTTCTGAATCTTTTGAAAAGATACTAATGAATAACTTTAATAATGTAGTTCAGTATTGGGATTCAGGAAACTTTGGAGGATATGTTGTATCTGACAGCGCAGATACAATTACAAAATTTTTAGATAATATGGTGGATCTTAACAGTGACTTTTCTAATGTGGAAACTCCTAGATTTGTGACACCTAAAATAAACAAAAAGAAAAGAGGAGGACCTATATCACTACCAAAAATAGACATGTTGTAAAAGGTCGATTAGGTGATATAAATTAAATTATGGCAGATAATATTGACAAAGGACTCTATCAAACAGGAGCTCCTGAGCTAGAGATTATTAAATCAGATACAGAAGTACAGATTGATGGACAATCAATACCCACTCCTGAGGGAATGGAAATTGAAATAGACGAAGATGGAGGAGCAACTCTTGACTTCGATCCAATGTCCGAGATTCCTGAAGAAGTAGAATTTTATTCGAACTTAGCTGAAGTGATGGACGACAGAGATTTAGATCAGTTGTCCGATGAATTGTTGAGTGAATTAGAAAACGATCGCTCATCTAGAAAAGATTGGGAAGAATCTTACATTAAAGGATTAGATCTATTAGGATTAAAATACGAAGAGAGAACCAAACCCTTTGCAGGAGCAAGTGGTGTGACTCATCCTTTATTGGCTGAAAGTGCTACTCAGTTTCAAGCATCAGCATTCAAAGAGTTACTACCAGCGAATGGTCCTGTTCGAACAGCAGTTATGGGAGAAGAGACTCCTGAAAAATATTCTCAGTCACAACGTGTTCAAGAATTTATGAACTATCAGTTGATGAATAAGATGGAAGATTACACACCTGAGTTTGATCAAATGTTATTTTATTTACCTCTTGCAGGTTCGACATTTAAAAAAGTTTATTACGATGAGTTAATGGATAGAGCTGTTTCAAAGTTTGTTCCAGCAGAAGATTTGGTTGTAAATTATATGGCTAGTGATTTAGATTCTTGTGAAAGAATTACTCAAATCATTAACATGAGTTACAATGATTTTAGAAAAAAACAAGT